TCTTCATCCCAAGTATAACCTATACCTGCGTAGTTTCCTCTAAATGCTTTTGAATCATCACCAGAGTTATGTTTGTTACCAGCTGTATTGTATGAAGTTTGAATCCACATTTGTGCAGGCCAATTATTATGTTGTTCTAAATATTGTTGTCCTACTGATTCATCTTCAACGCCATCAGCGTTTAACATATCTTTATTATCAAGTGTTAATACTTGAATAACTTTTCCGTTTGATCCTAGTTTTGCAAAATGTGCCATAATGTTTCTCCTTATATATTAATTTTAATTGTCATTCAACTACTGAAATTTGTATCTTATTATAACAATTCCTGACCCACCAGATGCTCCACATTTAGTGATACTTCCTGGTCCATATCCAGCACCACCACCTCCACCGCCGGTATTAACTGTTCCTGAAGATCCAGGAGCTCTTGCTCCTCCATTTCCACCACCACCAGCTCCACCAGTTCCTGCGGTAAGCGCAGTACCATATGGTTCTGCTCCTGTTGAACCTCCACCACCGCCTGCTCTTTGAACAGGTGATGCATTAATTTCAGATGTAGCTCCTGCACCGCCAGGACCTCCTCCTCCTGGATTTGCAGAGGCAGTTCCTGCTGCGCCTGCTCCACCGCCACCACCACTAAAATAACTTCCTGAAGGTGAGTTACTAGCTGTTGAACCTCCTCCTGCATTACCTTGAGGTGGACTTACTGGAGGTGTATTACCAGCTTTTGGTGGTTGACCACTATTTCCTCCTCCACCTGATCCACCAGCGTCTGTAGAAGATCCTCCTCCAGCTGATGTAATAGTAGCAAAAGAACTAGCAACTCCAGGTGTGGCAGGAGTAGGATTAGGTGCTAATTGACCTGTGCCTCCACCACCTATTACAATTGGATATGTTTGAGCAGTTACTAATAGTCCGGGAGCTGCAAGAGGAGAAGCTGTATAAGGTGCACAAAAAGGTGCTTTACCTTCTCTATATCCACCTGCTCCAGCACCGCCAGAAGCTCCTGAACCTCCTCTATCAGAGGCTCCTCCACCTCCTATTACTACATAAGAAACTTGGTTTGAACCTGATGAATTACCTGCGCAAGAAACTGCAAAACTTCCAGGTCCTGTAAATGTATGAATTTTATCATTACCAGACGTTGTTACTGTTCCTCCAGTTGCTACAATATATTGTGGTCCTGGTGCTGATGTTTGTAAGCCATCATCTGTTACTAACCAACCTTGTGTTGAATCTATATATATTAAAGTAACAGCTATTCCTTCTGTTGATATTACTGAATCTAAAGCTAGACCCCCAATTTTTTCTGAACCATTTGGAGCTAATGTACAAGCATTTGTATCAAATGTTTGTGCATAATCTTTTATTGCAACTACTGCTCCTGGAGTTCCTGCTGGTAAATTAACTGTTATTGCTCCACCTGTTGTATTTACAAAATATCCTTCACCAGCAACTGCTGTAAAAGTTGATGTCTTAACTGTTGTTACCCAAGACGCCGAACCTGTTGCACCAAAGTTTGTCGCCGTACCTTGGTTGTTAATTGTTGCACCTGCAGGAATTGTGAATGTATCTCCACTATCCCCTAATTGAACTGTGCCACACGCTGCTCTTGGACTAATTTTATTTACTTTTATTTCACTCATAATTTACCTACTGAAATTTGTACCTTATTATTACTACACCAGAACCACCGGTTGCGCCTGGATTACTAACAGAACCACAACTTCCATCTGCACCACCACCGCCTCCACCACCAGTGTTTGCTGTTCCTGCTTCTGCTGCTACGTTAGGTGATACATCTGCACCGTTTCCACCACCACCAGTTCCACCTGATCCTTTAGTACCAGTAGTAGATCCAGCTCCACCACCACCTGCTCTTGTAACTGCTGCCCCAGTTATTCCAGAAGGTGTTCCATTTCCACCATTTCCACCATTAGTACCAGATCCATTAGTACCTGAAGCTGCAGCTCCACCACCGCCACCGCTTCCACCATTACCATCTGTTGTTGAACCATCTCCTCCGCCATTTCCTTGGGCTGGATTTGTAGGAGGTGTATTACCTGCTCCACCATTTCCAGGAGAAGGTCCGTGACCTCCACCACCACCTGATCCACCAGCTAATCCGGGATTACCATTATAAGTTCCAGAAGCTCCACCACCTGCAGATGTTATTGTTGAAAAAGTAGAAACTGATCCACTTCTTGCTGGTTTACAAGTTTCTCTTCCTGGCCAAGGTGTTATTGCTCCACCTGCACCAACTGTTATTGGATAACCTTGTACTGAAATTGGTAAAGCTACTGCTGGACTAGCTCCTAAAGGAGACGCTGTATAAGAAGTAAGTGATCCTGGAGATTCTCTATATCCTCCAGCTCCGCCACCACCACCAGTAACTGAAGAAGCAGCAATAGGTCCACCTGCTGCTCCACCGGCAACTACCATATAATCTACATTATTAGCTGGAGTAGTAGTACCAATGTTAGAAACACAAAAAGTACCTGGACCTGTAAAAGTATGAACTTTAAAATCACCATCAGTTGTAATTGTTCCTCCAGTCGCTACAGGAAAAGGAGGAAGACCTGTTTCTGTATCTTCTGCATTTTGGACATTTATCCATCCTTTTGTTGCATCTACATAAACTAAAGTTAAAGCTTGACCATTTACACTTAAAATAGTGTCAGCAACAACTCCTCCAATTTTTTCAGAACCATTAGGTGATATTGTTAAATTATTTGTTGCAAAGTTTCTTGCATAATCAGAAAAAGCTACAATTGCTCCTGCAGATCCTGCAGGTAAATTTGCCGTTACTGCGTTACTTGAAGTATCAACAAAATAACCCTCACCATTTACAGCAGAAAAAGTTGCTGCTGTTTTAATTGATCCTGTCTGCCAATCAACAGTTCCTGTTCTTCCAAATCCTGATTGACTTGCACCTGATGCTAACGCAATCGTATCACCACTAGCGCCAAGAGTAATAGTATTACTATTCTCGTTAATGATGTTTGCACCGCATTGGTTTTGTATGTTGTTTACTTTAATTGTACTTGTCATAATTTATTTAATCTTGAAATTTGTACCTTATTACTACTATACCAGAGCCACCATTCCCACCATTTTGTCCTGGACTTGTATTGCCTGCACCTCCACCTCCACCACCACCAGTGTTAGCACTTGCTGCAGGTCCTGCTCCTTGAACTGCACTAGCAGCTTTACCAGTTCCACAAGGACTAGCTGCTCCGCCACCTGGATGACCACTATATTGACCTCCACCTCCACCTCCAGAAAAAGATGTAGGACTTGATGAAATACTTGTAGTTGCCCCTGTTCCACCACCACCGCCTGAATCACCATTAGGTGAGGGTAATCCAGCAACTGTTGCTCCACCACCTCCGCCTGATCTATATTTACTTCCACAATAACCTACACCACCATTTGTTCCTTGAGGTGGAGAAACAGGAGGTGTGTTACCTGATCCTGCTGCAATACCAGGAGCTCCTGGAACAACCCCTCCAGAAACTGATCCACCACCACCTGAACCACCATCTCGTGTTGGGTTTGGACTATTTCCTCCAGTACCACCACCTGTAGATGTTATTGTTGAAAAAATTGAATTTCCGCCTCTAGTTGCATCACCAGCGGTATTAGTCGATGCTCCATTTCCTCCTGCTCCAACTGTTATTGGATAAGATGTTACGGGCACTTCTAAATCAAATGCTGGACCTGATGTGTTATTTAATGGACTGGCTGTATAACTATCATCGGACGCTCTAGATTCTCTAAATCCTCCACCACCTCCACCACCACCATATCCTGCACCTGCGCCTCCACCACCAGCTACTACCATATAAGATACAGTGTTTGATCCATCTGCAGTTCCTGCACAAGTAACTTGAAAAGTTCCTGGACCAGTAAAAGTATGGACTTTAAAATTTGTACAAACAGTAGTAATAGTTCCTCCTGTTGCAGTTACAAATTTTTTTTGATTTGTAACTTCATTACTATTTACGAATTGCCATCCTTTTGTTGCATCTCCATAAATAGCTGTTACAGCTATGCCCTCTGTATTTAAAACTTTATCAAAAGCTTGACCTTCTATTTTATCAGATCCATTTGCAGAGATGGTTAAAGCATTAGTATCAAAGTTTTGTGCATAATCTTTAAAAGCTACGATTGCTCCAACAGAACCTGCTGGTAAATTTGCAGTTACAGCATTGCTTGATGTATCTACAAAATAACCTTCACCATTTGAAGCAGAAAAAGTAGCAGCTGTTTTAATAGATGTTTGCCAATCAACAGTACCTGTTCTACCAAAACCTGATTGAGTAGCGCCACAAGCTAAAGTTACAGCTGTACCTGATCCACCTAAAGTTAAAGTTGAACCACTTTGTTTGTCTATTGCATCTACTTCTATTTTTGACATTATACTATTACTAAAGTCCCTGTTACTGTTATTGTACCAGGTACTGTAATAGGTCCTGCGAGAACTCCGTTCTCAACAGTTTGAGTACCGTCCATTGTACCTA